CAGTTCCTCGGCGGCTGGCTGAACCGGGTCAAGGAGCTGGGCCGTGTCGGCTAAGCCCATCGTCCTTCCCGAAATCCAGTGGCGCTGGCGCCGGGTCTTCTCGTTCGTCGTGGTGGCCCTGGCCGCCTGGCTGATCCGGGAGGTCATCCATCGCCTCAGCGACGCGGCCACGCTGCGCGCGGTCGCCCTGGCCCTTGTCACCACCATCTGGATCGTCGCGCTCAACTACCTGTGCGGCGCCACCGTCACCGACCTCGGCCGCCTGGCCGTCGGCCTGATCAACGCCGTGCGCGGCGTCCAACCGGAGAAACCCCAATGAAGGCCCTTGCCTTACTCGCCCTGGCCGTCGTGGGTTCGGGCATGACCGCCTGCGCCGGCGTCACCAAGAACGCCCCGGCGACGATCGAGGCGATCGACAAGGCCTACGAGCGCTGCGAGCGCGACGTGACCTATCAGCTGCAGGCCGGGGCCATGAACCCTGGTTCGGGCCTGATGGTCACCGGCAAAATCCACTGCCCGCCCAGGGCAGCGCCCGCGCCCGTTGCGCCGGTCGCCCCTTCGACGGGGGGCTGACATGGACCTGGGGTGGGGCCTCATCTGCGTCGTCGGTTTCGTGCTCGGCGCGGTCGTCGGCTTCGGCTTTCGCGACCATCTGCACGTCTTCCTGTCCGAGTTGCTGGACTGGAACGCTCACAATGGCTGACGCCGCCGACGAGGCCCAGCTGGTCGAGACCGCCGAGCGCGACAACGCAGTGGCCGCGATCCGCCTCCAGGTCCCGCCGCCGATCGAGACCCACACCGACTGCGTGGCCTGTACCGATCCCATCGAACCCGAGCGCCTTGCGGCCAACCCCGCCGCCCGCCGCTGCCTGCCCTGTCAGGAGACCTTCGAGCGTCTCCAGAAGCTTCACCCCGTGAAAGGCTGACCCTGCGTGTCCTCGTTGATGAAGTATTGGCCTATCGCGGCCCTGGCGATCCAGCTGGTGACCGCCTGGATCTGCTGGTCTCTACGCCAGCTGGCCACGACTGAGGTCAAGAAGCTGGTGGACGCTGCGGTGGCCTCGCTGACCCGCGTCGACGACGAGGCCGAGGTCATCCTGGACGATCACGAAACTCGGATCACGGTCTTGACGAAGGACGTCGAGGCCATTCGGGCCGACATCGCCGACCTGCCCACCAAGGCCGACCTCGCCAAGGTCGAGGGAAAGGTGGACACCGTTTCGGCCAAGCTGGACGGCACGCGAGCCGGCATAGACCGCATTGAAGGTTTCTTCCTGGCCAAGGGCGTGGAGCGCACGTGATGGCTTACAACGACCACTTCGCCAGCCACCTGCGGCTGACCATCCTCCGCGTGCTCTCCGAGCTGCCCGGCTACAAGTCCAACGACAGCTTGCTCACCAGCGCCGCCGACGCGGTGGGCGTGCCGGCGACCCGCGACCAGGTCCGCACTGAGCTGGCCTGGCTGGCAGAGCAGCGCCTTGTCGTCACCGACGAACCCGGCCTGATGCGCCTGGTCATCGCCGTGGCCACTGAACGCGGCCTCGATGTCGCCGCCGGCCGCGCGCATGTGCCCGGCGTCCAGCGCCCCGCGCCGAGGTTCTGACATGGGCAAGAAAGGCTTCGCCTCGCGCCTCCCGCAGGACCTGCGGGAGGAACTCGACCGTCAGATCGTCGACGGCAAGCTGAGCGTCGATGAGCTGTGGACTTGGCTGCGCGGCCGGGGCGTCGATGTCGGGCGCTCATCCGTCCACCGCCACATGCAGAACGTCGAGGAAGTGGCCGCCGAGGTCCGTCAGGCGCGCGAGGCCGCTTCGGCGATCGTCGGCCAGCTCGGCCCCGAAGCCGCCGAGGGCAAGGTCGGCCAGCTGCTGGTGGAAGTGGTCCAGAACATCGCCTGGAAGATTGCCCGCGACACCCTGCTGAACCCAGCCGGTCCGAGCCTGGACATGGAACAGCTCATGTTCCTGACCAGCGCGGTGCAAAAGCTCACGTCGGCGCAGAAGACCGACACCGATCGCCGGATGAAGATCGAAGAGGCCGCGTTGAAACAGGCGGCCGCCCGCGTCGATAAGGTCGCCCGCGCTAGCGGCTGGTCGGCCGAGACCGCAGCGCTCGTTCGGTCGGAGATCCTGGGCATCAAGCTTGACCCGCCTGCCAGCGAGGCGCCGTGAGCGCGGTCACGCCCGGCGAGGGCGTACATCAGTCTAAACAGCTCGCCGCAGACCAGGCCCGCGCTGCCGAGCTGCGCGCCCATGTCGCCGATGCTCGCGAGATCCGCCAGGAGATCGACGGCGCCGGCTCGATCGCCAACCGCGTCCTGGAGGCCGTCAACGTCCGCACGGCCAAGGGCGTCTTCCACGGCTATCAGAAGGAGGCGATCCGGCTCTCGCATATCCACGAGCTGCTCGTCATCGAGAAGGGTCGCCGGACGGGCCTGACCTGGGCCTTCGCCGGCGACGACGCCGTGACCGCCGCTACCAAGCGTGGCCAGGGCGGCAGCGACGTCTTCTACATCGGCCCGTCGTTCGACATGGCCCGCGAATACATCGACGCCGTGGCCGCCTTCGCGCGAGCCTTCATGGGCATCGACGCCCAGGTCGGCGAGTTCATGTTCGCTGACGAAGACCCGAACGACCCAGGCCATAGCCGCCAGATCAAGGCGTTCCGTATCGACTTCGCCAGCGGCTACACGGTCATGGCCCTGACCAGCGCGCCACGCTCGCTGCGCGGCCGCCAGGGCTTGGTCCGCATCGACGAGGGCGCTTTCGTCGACAACCTGCCCGAGCTGCTGAAGGCCGCGCTGGCCCTCGTCATGCTGGGCGCCCGCGTCGTGGTGATCTCGACCCACAACGGTGTCGACAACCCCTTCAACAAGCTGATCCAGGAGATCCGCGCCGGTGAGCGCGACGGCCACGTCATGACCATCACCTTCCAGGACGCCCTGGACGATGGCCTGTACGAGCGGATCGCCACGATCCGGGGCCTGGAGCTGACGGAGGAGGCCAAGGCCAAGTGGGTCGCCAAGATCCGCAAGCTCTATGGCTCGGCCGCCGCCGAAGAGCTGGACGCGGTACCGTCCCGGTCGAACGGCTCCTGGTTGCCCTACGACCTGGTCGAGCGGGCCGAGGATCCGACCGCGCCGGTCCTGCGCCTGTCGTTCGACAACGACTTCGCCTTCAAGCCAGACCACCTCCGCCAGGCCGAGGTCGAGGATTGGTGCCGGCGCGAGCTGCTGCCGCTGCTGGAGAAGCTCGGAAACAACCCGATCGGGGTCGGTGGCGACTTCGCCCGCTTCTCCGACCTGTCGGTGATGTGGCTCCTCGAGGAGCTGCAGGACCGTAGCTGGCGGACGCCCTTCGTCGTCGAGATGCGGAACGTCCCGTATCGCGAGCAGGAGTTCGTCTGGAAGTTCGTGCTGCGCCGGCTGCGCCGCTGGCGCGCCACGGTCGACGCCCACGGGAACGGCAGCTACCTCGCCGAACGTCTGATCCAGGAGTTCGGCCAGGCCCGCGTTCTCGGCGCGCTGTGGGGCAAGGCCGAGTGGCGCGACGAGGGCGCACCGCTGAAGCAGCGGTTCGAAGACGACCGGATCAAGATCGTCCGCGACCGCGACGTCACCACCGACATCCGCATGGTCCAGATGATCGACGGTGCGCCCGGCCTGCCGGCGACGCGCACGTCCCAGAAGGATCAGGACGGCGTCAAAGAGGTGGGCAAGCGCCACGGCGACGCGGCGGTCGGCATGTTCAAGGCCTCGGCGTCGCTGCGCGCGGGCGCCGTGCTCGAAGTGGACGGCGTGACCTCCGGCGCGACCGGCGCGCCCAGTGACTTCCAGGGCGATGACGGCCTCGACCCCTACCAACCTCTGAACTTCTCGGGCTTCTGACATGGACATTCCGACCGACCAGGCCCCCGCGCCGTCCGACGCCCCGCCGGCCAAGCCCAACTTCACCGAGGTCGCCATCAGCGTCGGGGGCGTGGACATCACGATCCCCTTCATGGGCGCCTTGCGCGAGATCCAGGACACCGTCCTGCAGCGTCTGGGGAACAACTACCGGGTCTATCGGGAGCTGCGCCGTGACGACCAGGTCCATGCCTGCTTCCAGCAACGCCGGCTGGCCCTGACTTCCCGCGCGTTGGTCATCGAGCCGGGCGGCGAGGACGCGGCCTCGATCGCGGCCGCTGACTTCCTGCGCCTCAACCTGGCGCAGATCCCGTTCGACCGCGCCTGCGACAAGATGCTGTGGGGCGCCTTCTACGGCCACGCGGTCGCCGAGTGCATGTGGGAGAACCGCGACGGCAAGACCTGGCTGGCCAAGCCGAAGGTGCGCCTGCCGTGGCGCTTCCGCTACGCCATGAACGGCTCGCTCCGGCTGCTGACCCTGGCCAATATGACCGAGGGCCAGCCGCTCCCTGACCGGAAGTTCTGGACGTCGAGCTGGGGCGCGGACACCGACGACGAGCCCTACGGCCTGGGCCTAGCTCACCAGCTCTACTGGCCCGTCTTCTTCAAGAAGCAGGGCCTGTCGTTCTGGCTGCGCGCCCTGGAGAAGTACGGCGCGCCGTCGACCATCGCCAAGTATCCGGCCGGGTCCGACGACAAGGTCAAGCAGAGCGCCCTGCAGATCGCCCGCCAGCTGCGCGTGGACGGCGCGGCCGCGATCCCCGACGGCATGGTCGTCGAGCTGCTGGAGGCGGCGCGCGGCACGGTCGACCAGGCCACCTTCCTGCGCCAGATGAACGCGGCCATCGCCAAGATCATCCTGGGCCAGACCATGACGACCGACGACGGCGCCAGCCTGTCGCAGAGCCAGGTCCACATGGAGGTCCGCGAGGAGCTGACCGACGCCGACGCCGAGCTGCTGTGCGAGAGCTTCCAGACCGGCCCGGCCGCGTGGCTGACCAGCTGGAACTTCCCGGGCGCGAAGACGCCCCTGGTCCGGCGGCCTAGCGCCGAGGACGAGGCCGCGAGGGCCGACCTGGAGAAGAAGCAAGCCGAAGCCGCCAAGGCCAAGGCCGAGGCGTTCAAGGCCCACATCGACGCCGGCCTGGAGCCTGAGAGCGACGATGTCGTGAAGGCCATGGTCGGGCCTGGCTGGAAGTACACGCGCAAGGCCCCGCCGACAGTCGCGCCGCCGGCGTTGTCGCCGGCCTTCGCCGAGGCCTCCGACCGTGACGCGATCGACGCCTACACCGAGGGCATGGACTGGGAACTGGTGCTCAAGCCGGTGCGCGACCGCATCGTCGCCTTCGTCGAGGCCCAGCCCGATCTCCAGACCGCCGCTGACAAGCTAGGCGCGCTCCTGGCCGGCCCGGCCGACGACAACATGGTCACCGCCCTGAGCCGGGTCTTGCTTGAGGCCCGCCTGGGCGGCCGCGTCGGCGGCGCGATCTCCGAGCGCATGGCCCGAGCGGACGCCGGCGGGGCGTAGGCGGCGGTCATGGCGATCATCGACTTCAAGGGCCGCCCGCCGGCCCAGGTCGTCGACTACCTGGAGAAGAAGGTGGTCGGCGGGCGCTTCTCGTTCGACCACCGGGACGTCCAGCGCGAAGAGCACCTGGTTAGCTTCGTGGTGGCCAAGGCCATGACGCGCGACATCCTGGTCGACCTGCATGGCGCCCTGGTCGAAGCGGCCAAGGCCGGCACCACGACGGCGAAGTTCGTCGAGGATCTGACGCCGAGGATGCAGGCCAAGGGCTGGTGGGGTCGTCAGGCCCAGGTCGATCCGCTGACCGGCAAGACCCGCATGGTCGAGCTGGGCACGCCGCGCCGCCTGGCGAAGATCTTCAACACCAATATGCGGATGGCCCACGCCGCTGGTCGGTGGGAGCGGTTTGAGGACAACGCCGCTACGCGGCCGATCCTGACCTATCACCACACCCCGCAGCTGAACGGCCGGCCCGAGCACATGATCCTGGACGGGATCTCGCTGCCGATCCGGCACGAGTTCTGGAAGCGGCACTTCTGCCCCAACGGCTATGAGTGCAAGTGCTTTGTGACCTCCGAGCGCGCCGAGGCGGCGGTGACGTCGGAGGAGGAGTTGCAGCGGCTGGGCGTCTACGACACCCAGACCTACGTCAACAAGCGCACGGGCGAGACGCGGGAGGTCCCGAACGGCGTAGACCCGGACTTCGATTACAACGTCGGCCAGGCGCGCTTGGCGGGTCTCGTGCCGCCGCCGGCCCCGGAGCGCCAGCGCCCCTTCGTCCAGGGTGAGCGCACGCCCCGCGCCTTGCCGAACGTCCGCCAGGCCCGCGCCCTGCCGACCGGCGTCCAGCTGCGCCCCGATCTTGGCGGCGCGGACGCTGGCGCCGTCTTCGAAGCGTTTTCCAAGGTGCTTGGAAAGGGCGAGGGCGAGGTGTTCATCGACCGCGCCCAGGTCCCGCTGGTCGTTGGCCAGCGCATGTTCGAGCGCCACACCGCCGCCGGGGCCAGCCTGGCGGCGAAGGACCACCTGGCCGGCCGCGCCGCCTACGCCGAGATCCTGGCCGCCACCCTGAAGGACCCCGACGAGATCTGGCACTCGGTCCAGACCCGCGCCGATGGCTCCTCGGTCTTCGTCCGCAACTACGTCTCCTGGATCAAGAGCGGCGATGGCCGGGAGGCCTTCGTGGTCAGCTTCCACGATCGCGATGACGTCTGGTGGGGGGCGACCGCCTATCCGCCCGGCAACCGGGGCAAGGCAAAGGACCAGCGCACCCAGACCGACGTCGGCTTCCGGGTCGGCGCCCTGGTCTATGCCCGGAAATGAAAGACCCCCGCGCGAGCTGCCGCCGGGGGTCATGACGGCTTTTGGGACCCCGCATCCGCTGGGATTGGCCGTGAGCTGAATTTAGGGCCATAGAAGCGGCTTGTCGAGTTGCCCCGCCCGATCTGCGTCGCGGGCGGCTCTATGCCTTCCACGGCGTTCTAGGGCCTTCCAGGAAGGTTGCGCGGCCCAGCCGGGCGATGGAAGGTGACGGCGCAGGGGGAAGCGGGGTCGGGCCGGACAAATGTCCGGGGCGAAGGCCTCGACGACACTCTCGATATTGGGGGCTCAACGGACGACGTGTCCACCCCGTTCCTGAGCCCCGATCGAGATCATGCAAGACCGCATCGCCATCTTCCGCGCCGGCACCCACCGTGACGAGAAGGGCCGTACCTGGACGTTCAGTGAAGGCGACCTGGCGTCGATCGCCGCCGGTTACGATCCGGCCAACCATCAGGCCCCGCACGTCCTGGGTCATCCGAAGGCCGATGCGCCGGCCTGGGGCTGGACCAAGGGTCTGGAGGTCGAGAACGGCGTCCTCTACGAAACCCGCGAGCAGGTCGATCCGGCCTTTGCCGAAGCCGTGGACGCCGGCCGCTACAAGTTCCGCTCGGCCTCGTTCTACGAGCCGAACGACCCGTCCAACCCCACGCCCGGCTCCTGGCACCTGAAGCACGTTGGGTGGCTCGGCGCGCAGCCGCCATCGGTCAAGGGTCTGGGCGCGGCGTTCTCGGAAGGTGACATCAGCGAGGGTGTGACGTTCGCCGAGACCGACCTGTCCCTGGCCTGGCTGGCCGGCAACGTCTCCGACGGCTTCCGCCGCCTGCGTGACTTCTTCATCGAGAAGTTCGGCCTGGAGGCTGCCGACCGCGCGCTGCCGGCCTGGACGGATCAGGCGGCCGCGTCGATTTCCAGCGATGTCCGTGCCGAGATCCGCCACGACAACGGCGAGGGCATTTCGGCGATGTTCGCCGAGGCGGAGGCAGCGCTGGCCGGCGCCACCAGCGCCGCTACCGAGCTGGCCACGCGCGCTGCAGACCTGGACGCTCGTGAAGCCGCGCTCGCCGAGCGCGAGACCCAGGCCCAGGCCGGCCAGGCTGCTTTCGCTGAAGCTACCCGCCAGACCGCCCGTGATGACGATGGCGCGTTCGTCGACCAGCTGGTGACGGACGGCCGTATGTCGCCGGTCCGCGGCGCCCAGGCCAAGGCCCTCCTGGCTCACCTGGACGGCGACAGCACGGTCGCCTTCGCCGAGGCCGACGTCTCGGCGCGTGACCAGTTCCGAGAGCTGCTCGGCGAGCTGGGCGTCTCCATCCACTTCAGCGAGTTCGCCCCGACCGAGGGCGCGCGCTTCGCCGAGGCGCCCAACGCCGAACAGGTCGCCGCCCAGATCCGCGAGGAGCAGGCCAAGGCCTCCGCCCGTGGCGAAACCCTTTCCGCCTCTCAAGCCGCCGCCCGCATCGGGCGCTGAACCAAGGACTGACCGTCAATGCAGAGCGCTCGCTCCCGTAACTACATCGCCGGCGGCGCCATTCCGGCCCGCTCTCTCGTTAAGTTCTCGGCGGACGCCATCGTCGTGGTGGCCACCGGCCCGACCGACGACATCATCGGCGTCACCGCTGAGCTGGATGTCGCCCAGGGCGAACGCGTCGACGTTTACCGGTCCGGCTCGGCCGAGGTGAAGCTGGGCGGCGCCGTGGCGCGTGGCGCCCCGATCACCGCCAACGGCGCAGGGGCCGGCGTCGCCGCCGCGCCCGCCGCCGGTGTCCGCAATCGTCACGTCGGCTTCGTCGAAGTCAGCGGCGTCGCCGGCGACATCGTCGATATCGAGATCGACCTCGGCTTCATCACCGGCTGATCCCAGCCAGCTCCACCTAGCCTTTCAGTCTTCAGGACACTCCGCACATGGCTGCTACGCCTTTCCCGATCGACGAAACCCGGACCGGCATCGCGCTGGCCTACAAGAACGAGGAGATGATCGCCGACCAGGTGCTCCCGGTCGTCACGCCTGTGCCGAAGAAGGAGTTCACCTATCTGAACTACCCGATCGCCGAAGGTCTGACGGTTCCGGACACCAAGATGGGCCGCCGTTCGGAAGCCAACACGATCAGCCTCTCGGCGACCGAAACGCCCTCGGCGACGGACGACTACGCGCTGTCGGATCTGGTCCCCAACGACGACGTCGACAACGCGCCGGAAGGCTATGATCCGCTCAACCACGCGACTGAGACCGTCACCGACCTGATGATCCTGGATCGTGAGATCCGCGTCGCGGGCTTGGTCTTCAACGCCGCGACCTACGGCGCCGGCAACAAGGCTCAGCTGGCGGGCGCCTCGCAGTGGAGCGACTTCGTCAACAGCGATCCGTTCCGCGCGATGTGGGACGCGCTGGACATTCCGACCGTGCGCCCGAACCTTGGCACCTTCGGCCAAGCGACGTGGAACAAGCTGGCGATCCACCCCAAGGTGATCGCGGGCGTCTACGGCTCGGCTTCAACGCGCGGCAAGGTGCTGCTGGCCGATCTGGCCGAAGCCCTGGAAATTCCCAAACTGATCGTGGGCAAAGCCCGCGTGAATACGGCCAAGCGCGGTCAGGCGGCCGTGCTCAATCGGGCCTGGGGCAAGCACGCGGCCTTCCTGCACGTCAACGCGCTGGCCAACAACCAACGCGGCATGACCTTCGGCATGACGGTTCCCAAGGGCCGTCTGCGCCAGGTGCGGATCATCGACGAGCCGAAGATCGGCGTCGGCGGTTCGCAGCGGGTCCAGGTCGAGAGCCAGGTCAAGGAGCTGATCTCGGCTCCGGACTGCGGCTACTTCTTCCAGGACGCGGTGGCCTAAAGACCATGCGCATCCGCCTCACCGCCATCGCCCTGGACCACGACGGCCGCGTCTTCGCGGAAGGCGCCGTGGTCGAGGGCGTCACCCTCGGCGAGGGCGAAACCTTCGCCGAGGACGAGATCCCGGCCGAGCTGGCGGCGGCGCGCGTCGCTGCCGGCACCGCCGAGCTGGTCATCGACGGCGTCACCATCGTGTCGCCAGCCGCCTCGGCGGCCATCGCCCAGATCGCGGCCTCGATCGAGGTCGCCCGCGCCGCCGCCGTGTCGTTCCTCGACGCGGCCGAAGCCGGCACCGACAGCGACAAGCTGGCGCTGGCCGAGGCCATGCGACAGGTCAGCTACGACCTGGCCGACGACCAGCGCGAGCGCATGCGGGCGTTCCAAGACCAGGTCGGCGAGATCCAGGACCGCGTCGCCAAAGCGCCCGCCGAGAAGCCCAAGCGCGGGCGCGGCAAGCCGGCGGACGCCTGATGGAGGGCGCCGCCGAGCATCACCGGCCGCTGTCGCCCGAGTCGGTGGCCGAGATCGCCGAGGTCAAGCGCGTGGAGGCCGAGTTTCTCGGTCTCCTCACCAACTTGGCCAAGCACCATCCCGCCGGCGGCCGCGAGTTCGCCACCGCCAAGACCAACCTGCAGCAGGCCCGCCAGTGGGCCGTAGAAGGGATCACGGCCTAAGCCATGGCCTACGCCACCGATATCCAGTTCGTCGCGCTTGTCGGGGAGGCCGAGGCGCGAGCCCTCGCCACTCCGCCGCCGCCGGCGACGGGGTACGACGTGGCGAAGATCCAGGGCGCGCTGACGAACGCGTCGGCCACCTTGGACACCTATTTCGCGACCCGGTACCCGACGCCGCTGAGCCCGGTGCCCCAGGTCGTCACCGACGCCACCCTGGACCTGGCCCGCGAGCTGCTGGACCGCCAGGGCCGCGACTTCGTCATCAAGGCCGCCGATCGCCGGCGCGCCTGGGCCAAGGATGTGTCGATGGGCCGGGCTACGCTCGGCGTGGTCGCCGGCTCGGCCCAGGACCCCGCGACCAACGGCCCGACTTCGGACGACGTCCTGATCGACGCTCCGGCCCGCGTCTTCGACGACGCCGGCCTCTCCAGCTTCCTGCGGGGCTGAGCATGTCGGTTGCTTGGACCCTCACCATCGACAACGACGACGTTCTGGGCGGCCTGCGGCGCATGCGGGAGGTGGGCGAGGATCTGCGCCCGGTCCTGACCGATATCGGCGCCGAGCTGGAAGGCTCGACCGTCATGCGGTTCACCACCAACGTTGCTCCGGACGGCACGCCCTGGAAGGCGTCGTTGCGCGCCGAGAAGACCGGCACGCCGACCCTCGTCCTGTCGTCGAACCTGCGCGACAGCATCCACTACGTGGTCGAGGCCAACGCGGTGTCGATCGGCTCCAACCTGATCTACGCCAAGGTCCATCAGACCGGCGCGGTGATTACTGCCCATGGCGGCGCCTTGGCCTTCACGCTGTACGGCGGGTCGTTCGTCACGGTCCGCAGCGTCACCCTGCCCAA